CCCGCACTCAGTCGCGCTTGTGCAAATAACTTGTTTTGTATGCCTCTCAGTCTGTTGACTGCCACACTGTTTTGCACTTGCACGAAGTTTGGTGTGTCGTCTGCATTGCGCATGATAAAATCACACGCGGCCACAATGTTATTGACGCTTAACACACCAGCTTTGTCGAACCCTCTTGGTATAATTGGCCTTCCAATCCGTACGCTCTCTTCAATCATCACTCGAGCACCTTCTCCAAAGTGCCGCATTATTGAGCGCATTGATGGCCTTGCCGATTTGTACATAGGTTCAATTTTGTACTCCAGCTGTTTTTCACCATCCTGCCCAGCGTTATTCACAACTCGCCACGTTCCCAGTGCTTTGTTCTCCGGGCTAGTTGTGTTAACGATGCAGTGGTACACCCATCCTGGTAGTAACACATTCACAAAGACGTCCTCCGTTACGTCAAGACCAGCCGCCGCTTCCGTCATCCACGTTGTCAATTGCTCGAGCGTGGCGTAACGATTATCAATGAGCTCAACTCGTGGCTGGTACTTGATCATATTCTTGAACATTTCAGGTTTCACCTTATCTCGGACGACCTTTGGTATGTAGATAGCTTTCGTTGTGACTTTCGGATCTGGAAAAACTAACCCTGGTGTTTGATCTTTCACGTCTTGTGCTTTTCCTCCATCTCGAACTGGGTTATTTGTGAAAGAGCCAGTGTTGCCTTTTGATCCTTGGCCTTGTCCGACCACATTCTTGCCTTTGTCCAAACCCGACATTGTGGAGCCGTCGCTCAGCTGCGTTTGTGCTGTTCCTGACCCGCTGGATCCATCCTTAGCGGCGGTCCCTGCATTAGCAGCTGGTGCAACCGTTCCTCCACCTTGGTTCGTCTGTGTGCCAGTGTTTGCTGCTGCTAACACGTCGTCGGAAGCTGCTGCACTAGATTCGTACACGCAGTATTTTTCACCGCACTCCTTGATTTCCTCACCCAAATCGGTTCGGTTACCAGTGAGATACAGATCCTCAACCTCTTTACGTGCTGGTAGCTTAAACTCTGGCCATGTGATTGAGACCTCAGCTGCAAGTTCCTCAATCATTTCAGTGAGGTCATCATATCCAAATGCTTCGACATATGCTGCTATTATTGCACTTTGGATTGCCTT